ATGAGAACGGCAGCCTGCGGCAGATGACCGAGGGCTACGAGCGTATGAGTAAGGCTAAAACAGCTGAAATGCTGCGCGATCTGTGGGCAGACACGCCGGAGGGCAAGGTGCTGCCGTTGCAGACGGCATACAAAAAGGCCATGGATTTTGCTTTCCGCCAGGTTGCCACAGGCAGCTTGGATCTTGATACGGCTATCCGCCGTGCTGTGACCCCGCTGGCCAAGCGCGGCTTGCGGACGATCGAGCAGAAGAGCGGCCGCAGCGTGGGCATTGAATATGCCTGCCGCCGATACCTTATGGACCAGCTGGGGCAGTTGGACGATGAAGTCCAGCAGGCTGACCACGATGCCCTGGGGTGTGATGGCTGGGAAATCAGCGCCCATGCAGCCTGTGCGCCAGACCACGAACCGATACAGGGACGGCAATACAGTGATGCTGAGTACGAGGCCCTGAACGACAGCCTGCAACGCCGCATCGGCCACCTGAACTGCGGGCACACGGCCAGCCCTATTATTTTGGGCGTGAGTGAGCCGCAGTACACCGACGCCCAGCTGCAAAAGTTTAAAGACAACAATGCCCAGGGCATTACCTACAACGGGAGGCAGTACACGCTGTATGAGGCAGGGCAAGAACAAAGCCGCCTTGAAAACGGCATACGCCTTATCAAACGGCAAATTTTGGCCGACCGGGAAACCGACAGCCCAGATTTGCAAAAGCACCAGGTCAAGCTGCGCGTAGTGCAGAGCGAGTACCGAAAATTTTGTAAGGCTGCGGGCCTGCCCACCCGGACCGAGCGGCTACAGGTTGCCGGGTTTGGCCGAAGTGAAGCCAGTAAGGCCGTGTGGAGTTACAAAAAGGCTGCGCCGGAACAGCTGCACGATGTTGAGATTGCTGGGCATACCCTGTACAGTGTAACGGATGAGCGCATCCAGGCGGTGCCGAAGCCGTTTTTCCAGGGCGTTTCCAACAAGGTCAATGGGCTGGCACAGGAATATGCCAAAGGTGTGCTGGAAAAGGTGAAAGATTTGCCTGTTGGGACAGAGGCCATGGTTAACTTTACTGTTGACGGTAAAAGCACCGGGTACTTTGTAGGCGGGCAAACAAAGATGACTGTAAAGCCGCAGGACCTAAACGTACCGTACTACTCTTTACATAACCATCCAAGCAATGGTATACTTAGCCCAGAGGATATACAGCAGCTTATCAAGCGCCCCCTGATGAAGGGTATCGGCGCTGTGGGCAATGCCGGAGCGCTGTATACATGCGAAAAGACCTTTGGCTATTCAACCCAAAGTGCTGACGAATGGTTTAGGCGCTTAAGGAAAAAATATCCTCTTTATAAGGGTGGCGGCGAGGATTCAGAAACGATCCTTGCACAACGCATTGCTTTTGCTGAAGAGCTGCGAAGGGATGGTGCTAAGCATGGACTCGTATTTTCGGGATAATCCTCCAACGCCTGAGGAAATCGCAAAATGGCGAGCAGACCTTACCCGCGGTTGGCCTTATACCGAGGATGACCCGGAGCCAGACTTTTTTGATTGGACACCAGACCCGGATCGCAGCGCTACTACAGATTCCATTTATCTGCTTAAAGCAACAGGCAACTGGACAGAGGAAGATGAGCGCGTTGCCTTTGACCCCAGCAAACCCCCGCCGCGCCCGCTGGCCGAACTGGAAGCAGAGCACGATGCCTTTATGAAAGAATTGCTCAAAAACGCCAAACCCCTTTAAACACCTTATAAACAGTATTTGCACCGCCTTTAAGCGGTGCTTTTTTCGTGCCTAAAATTTTTAAACGAGGTGCTTTATGACCTGTGTTTATGCCCCGGTTTCGGGAACTATTGCCTGTTTTGATGACTTGCGGCAGGCTTTTGAGGATTTCAAAGAACTGCTGTGTGAGGCATTTGGCTGGCGGCGACACCAAAAAAGAAAGATCATTTGCAAAAAGTGCCCGTGCCGAAACCGTCTGCCTGACCGCCGCATGACCGGCTACCGAATCCCCCAGCTGCGGCCTGACCCGCACCCACATCTGCCGAGAGACCGGCTGAATAAGAAACACAGCCCCGCAAGGGGCTTTTGTTATACCCTGGCTCTGCGGGATGAAGCAGAGCGCCGCGATACCGGGACTGGCCGGAATAAAAAGGACAGCGGCACGATGGACACTGAAGATGAAGGAGACCCCTATGCTTGAATGGTTGAAGGCTATCCTTGGCGATGGCTACAACGAGGAAATCGACAAACAAATCAGCGCGGAAATCGGCAAGGGCTTTGTTGCCAAAGCCGATTTTAACGCTGCCAAAGAGGCCCAGCGCGGCACGGCTGAACAGTTGGCTGCCGCCAACAAGGAACTGGAAGAGTACAAGGGCATGGACATCGAGGGGCTGCGCAAAAGTGCTGCAGACTGGCAGGCTAAAGCGGAACAGGCCGAAAAAGATGCGGATGCCCGTGTGGCAGCCTTCCAGTTTGATGCAAAACTGGATCATGCTATCACCGCCGCCCGTGGCCGCAATGGCAAGGCCATCCGCGCCCTGCTGGACCTGGATGCGCTGCGCACCAGCAAAGACCCGGACAAGGACATTGCCGCTGCCCTGACTGCTGTGCAGAAAGACAACGGTTACATGTTCGACACCGCGCCGACCCCGCCGCCGCTGGCAACAGGCACCGGCAGCACGACCATGATCGGCGGCAAAGATGCCGACACCGCAATGCGCAAGGCCATGGGCCTGCCCACAAAATAAGAAAAGGAGATACCTACTATGGCAAATGCAATCGAACTCGCAAAGAGCTATGTCCCCAAGCTGGACGAAGTGTACAAGCTTGCCGCCCTGACCAGTGTGCTGGATAGCGATGGTGCCGAGCTGAAAGAAGGTGCCAACGCCGGGGAGTTCATCATCCCCAAGATGAGCATGGACGGCCTGGGTGCCTATGACCGCAACAACGGTTATGCTCAGGGCAGCGTAACGATGGAGAACGAGACTGTCAAAGCCAACTTCGACCGTGGCCGCAAATTTGTTGTGGATGTGGCGGATGATCTGGAGACGGCAGGCCTTGCTTTTGGCAAACTGTCTGCGGAGTTCATCCGCACGATGGTGGTGCCGGAGGTTGATGCTTTCCGTTTTGCCGCCTACTGCGGCGCGGACGGTGCCACCAAGAAGGAAGAGACCCTTGCGGACGGCCCTGCCGTTATCAAGGCAATCAGCGCTGCATGCTCTGCCATGGATGACGCGGAAGTCCCCAGCACCGACCGCTATCTGTTCATCACCCCGGCACTGCTCCAGGCGGTAAAGGACATGGACACTACCAAGAGTCGTGAAGTCCTGAGTGATTTTGCCGGCATTGTGAAGGTGCCGCAGGGTCGCTTCTACACGGCCATCAAGCAGCTGTCCGGCAAAGACAGTGAGAGCAAGGGCGGTTACACCAAGGCTACCGGGGCCGCTGATCTGAACTTTATGGTTATCCACAAGGGTGCCCTGATCCAGTACACCAAGCATGCCGCGCCGAAGATCATTACCCCGGAGTACAACAACGACAGTGACGGCTACATCTTTGGCTACCGCTTGCTTTCGCTGGCGGATGTCTACGAAAACAAGGTGGCCGGTGTGTACGCCAGCCATAAGCCCGTGGCCTAATGGAGGTGGCATGAGATGAGTGTGATCGGTTATATTCCGCCTGAAAAGGAAAAAGCCCCGGCCCTCCCTGATGCCGTTGCCGCGCCCCCTGCTGAGGCTGCGGGAAGTGAAGTTACTGATACGGACAAACCCGCCAGCAAGCGTACTGGCAAGAAAAACAGCAAGGAGTAACCCATGCTGGATTACCGTTTCTATTCTGACGAATATGGCGGCACCGCGATTCCCGGGCGGGAATGGCCGGAGTTTGAGCGTGATGCAGATGCCCAACTGCGCCGCTATGAGCGCATCTATACCGTAAGTTATGAAACGGATGATGCCCGACCTATGGCTGTTTGCGCCATTGCAGATGCCATGTATGCTTATACGCAGCTGGAGGCCGGAAACGGCGCAGTACAGAGCGTAAGTATTGGAAGTGTGAGCGAAAACCGCGCTGCAGTACCTGCGCCGGACACCAGCCCGGCAGCACGGGCAGCAGAGTATTATCGCTGTGTGCAGCTGTATGCAACCATCTACAGGGGGTGCTGATATGCTCAAATATTATGCAAGGGATCAGCCCTTGCACTATCCGCATTGTGACAGAACGGTTACTGTTTACCATACAGTGTTCAATCCTTTTTCGTGCCGCCGCGTGGTATTGCAGGGCGTGTACTATGAGATATGCCCGAATGTAGAAATCACCAAAAGCGGTGTGCAGCACACGGGCGGGTATCTGCTGATTATCCCCCAGAAAGCTGGTGCCAGGGTAAGCCCCGCAGCCGATGTGGGAGTGGAAGGCACCTATGTGCTGCAGCCCGGAGACCGGGTGGTTGCGGGCATCGGGCCGGAAGTTCCTGACCGCGAAGCCTGGGCCAGACTGCTGCCCAGCAGCTATGATGTGACCACTGTTTCCTGGGTGGAGCAGAAATACTGGCACGGACAGCCCTGCCATGTGGAGGCCGGGACATGAAGATTGTTTTTGAAGGCAAAATTGATTTGCCCCGCGCCGAGCAGCTGCTGGAAAGCAAGGGGTTTGGCCTGAATGGCCCGGTGCAGCAGTTCCATACCAAGAATGTGCTGCGGCGCATCCAAAAGTATATGCCCTATCGCACGGGCGCTACCATCAAGCTGACCATCGCGCAGACGGACATCCATGAGCCGTACATCGTGACCGATACCGTCTATGCCAAGCGGTTGTTTGACGGAATGACGGCCGAGGGCAAACCGCTGCACTATACCAAAATCAAAAATCCGCAGGCCGGTTCGCACTGGGACCGGGCGCTTGTTGCTGCTGAAGGTGAAGCCCTGACTGCAGACTTGCAGCGGTACATCGCAAGGAGAGGGAAATGACAGACCTTGAACGCCTGCAGGCGTGGCTGGAGACCTATCCCCGCGCCGGTGAACTTACAAGCTACCAGGTAGACTATACCGACCAGCTGCCGGGATGCTTCGGTGTATTCCCGGCTGGGATGGTAGAGGTGGAACGTACCGAGAATCTGCTGGGCCAGGTTACGGTCCAGAACCAGTACAATTTTGCTTTGTACGTCGTTTTTGCCAAAGCCCCCGGCGATACTGAGGGTGCACAGATCAACGCCGACTGGGTGATGGACTTCCAGCAGTGGGTACAGGAACAGAGTGTTCTGCGCAAGGCACCAACTTTCGGAAACATCGACCAGCATCGTGAACGCCTGCGCGCCGAGAACGGTGCGCTGTACGATGCAGAACTGACAGGCACCGCCATGTATATGGTCCGGCTGGCCGCAACCTTTTGGAAACATTACGAAATGGAGTAATCAACTATGAAAATTCAGCGCAAATACATGGCGCATTACCTGAATGCGCGCTTCGCCAGCGATTCTACCGGCAAGGATGACTATATCCGCCTGGGCAAGGACCTGGAAGAGTACAGCCCGGAACTATCGGCCAATGTGGAGAAAAAATCCAACATTTTGGGCCAGACCTCTGTTACCATCGACAGCTACCAGAAGCAGGGCGAGGTCAGCCCCTACTATGCCGAGGAAGGCGATGCCCTGTTCACCAAGCTGCAGGCTATCATCGATGGCGACATGGTGCTGGACGACCTGAAGACCGACATCGTGGAGGTCAAACTTTGGGATAAGGACAGCGCCGGGGCCTATCCCGCCGTCAAGGAAGAGTGTTACATCGAGATCGTGAGCTATGGCGGCGATACCACCGGCTACCAGATCCCGTTCAACGTCCATTATACGGGCGTTAAAAGCAAGGGCACCTTTAATCCCGCCACTAACACCTTTACCGCAGAATAAGGAGCGCCGAGCATGGAAATCAGAATCGACCGTGGTTATAAAAGCTACGACGTAACCGATGCGGACGGCACCGTACTGGGCACGGTGCGCCTGAATCTGGCGGATGCCGGACTGATGGGCCGTTTTGAAGAAGCCAGGCGCAAAATCGAGGCCATGGTACAGGATGCCGGGGCCGATGCCAACCCGGACACTATGATCGCCGTGGACAAGGCCGTCAAGGAACAGCTTGACTATGCTTTTGGAGCAGAGGTCTCGCCGGTGTTTTTTGGCGGCATGTCCAGCCTGGCGCTGTGCGAGGATGGCGAACTGGTACTGGAAAAGGTTATGGAAGCGGTCGTCCCCATCTTTGAGGATGCTACCGGCAAAGCCGTGGCCGCCAGCAACGCCCGCAAGGCGCAGCGGTTGGAAAAATACCGCGATAAACGGGTCGGCCTTGCCCCCGGCCAGCAGATATGAGTGCTTGGGATCTGCCCGTCACTGTGGATGTGAACGGGCAGCCTTTTGTTATACGGTCCGATTTCCGAGCGGTGCTGGACGCACTGGCTGCATTGTCCGACCCAGAACTGACACAGGCGGAGCAGCTTTCTATCTGCCTGCAAATTTTATTCCCAGATTGGGAACAGCTGCCAGATGCCCAGGCAGCCTTTACGGCGGCCATGGTTTTTGTGAACTGCGGCGAGCCGTTGCCGGAACACCAACTGCCTAAGCCCCGGCTTGTAGACTGGGAAAAGGACGCGGGGCTGATTGCCCCGGCTATCGATAAGGTGCTGGGATACAGCTGCCGCCGCTGTCCCTATCTCCACTGGTGGGAGTTCATTGGGGCTTTCCACGGTATAGGGCGCGGCCTGTTTTCCGAGGTGGTGAATATCCGCGCCAAACGAGCCAAGGGAAAACGGCTGGAAAAGCACGAACAGGAATTTGCCCGCGAGAATGAAGAACTGATTCGGCTTTCTTCGGCCAGAAGCGCCGAGGAGCAGGCGGAAAAGGACCGCCTGCTGGCAGAGCTGGACGGATAAACAATATAAAACCAAGGAAAGGAGTGGTGCAGTATGGCAGCAGACGGTTCGGTTATTATCGATGTGCGCTTGGACAAAAAGAGCGCCATCGCCGATTTGAATGCGCTGGAGGCACAGATCAAGCGCACAACGCAAAAGATCGGCAGCATTGAAAAGTCCCTATCCTCGGCCACTACTAAGCGGAACAATCTGCGGGATGATCTGGAAGCTGCCCGGCAGAAAGCTAAGGAAACCGCACAGGCCCTTGAGGAAGTCAATGCCCGACTTGATGCAGGGCATCATTCCAAGTACGGTGTTGTTAGTGAAGCCGATGTGGCACTAAGCGATAAATTAAGTGCCCAGTATGAGGACCAAATGGCCAAGGTTCAGCAAATCGACGCTTCTTACCGCAGCCAGCAGCAAACGGTGCAGGCCTTGACGACCCAACATCAGACCTTGACAGCCCAGTTACAGCAGGAGCAGACAGCGGCGGCCCAGCAGGCGAACGCGGTGGATATGTTGGCCGCCGATGATTCAATGCAGGCATATTTCAATAAACAGACTGCCGCCATAGAAAAGGACTTCGCGAAAATCGAAGCCCGCCAAAACAAGGCCTATGGCTCTATGGACGAAAGTGCGACCCAACACGCGGAGCGCATTGTGGCTGAGACCCAAAAGGCCGTTGCGGCACAGGAAAAGGCTGCAACCGCAGCCCAAAAGCGGGCAGCTGCCGAGAAGGAAAGTGCTGCGACAAAAGCACTTGCAGATGGCAGCAATAACGCTGACAACCGCCTGCAGCAGGCCAGCAGTGCCATGGGCAAATTTGGAACCCGATTGAAAAGCATCGTTGCCGGTGTGCTGGTCTTCAACCTGATCTCCTCTGCGCTGCGCACGATGGTCAGCGGGCTGGGCAGCGCCATCGTCAAAACGGATGGTGTCAGCACGGCCTTTGCCCGCTTGAAAGGTGCGGCCTCTACGGCTGCTGCCGGGCTGGCCTCGGCACTGGCCCCGGCCATCACCTGGATTATGAATCTGTTGACCAGCCTGCTGAACGGCATTGTTCGGCTGATCTCCTTCCTGACCGGCAAAAGCATCTCCGGCATGAAAAGCGCAGCTCAGGGCATCAACTCTGTTGGCAGTGCGGCAGGTTCTACCGCCAAAAAGACCAAAGATGCCGGGAAGGAAGCCAAAAAGGCTGCCGGAGAACTGGCTGCCTTTGATGAGCTGAATGTGCTGAACAAGCAGCAGGAAGAAGACACCGACGATGATACCGGAGGTGGCGGGGGTGGTGCAGGCAGCGGCCTTGCCTATGATTTTGAGCAGGCCCAGAACCCCTTGAAGGACCTGATGGGCCGCCTGAGCAATTTCTGGGATGCGTTTCTTGCCCGTCTGGCCCCCAGCGTGGCCGCCTGGAAAGCTGCCTGGGAGCAGATCAGGCAGGCCGCTATGGACGTATGGCCCGGCATCCAGGCTGCTGCACAAAACCTGTGGGATAACGGCCTGAAACCGCTGCTTTCGTACCTGCTGGACACTTTTATCCCCGGTATTATCAACGGGTTCAGCCTGATTCTGGCCCCTGTTGTGGGGGATGTTGTTTCGAGCCTGATCCGCATGGGCGCAGCTGCCTTTGAGACCTTCTCGACAATTGCGGTCGATGCGATCCAGAATATTATCATTCCTGTGCTGGATTTGCTGCTGACGGCCTGGACAGACATTTCCACCGCCTTTAATAGCGCCTGGACCACTTACATTTCGCCGGTATTTACCATGATGGTTGAGTGGTTCCAGGAAGTGATGGACTTTGTCGAGCGTCTTTGGCTGGAGGTGGTTTCGCCCATTTTGAGCGCAATCGTTGCCCAGCTGCAGGCCCTGTGGGATGACCACCTGGCCCCGCTGGCGGCAAACCTGATCGCCGTAGTCGGCGATGCTATCAACTTTGTGGCCGAGCTGCTGAAAGCCCTGTGGGACAATCTGCTGCTGCCGGTGGCAAACTGGCTGCTGACCACCTTTGGCCCCACCATTACGACCGTATGCACCGCGGTCAGCGGCATTGTCACAAACACGATCGGTGTCATTGCCGATGTGCTGAACATTGGCCTGCTGGCGCTGAAAGGCGTGATCGACTTCATGCGCAATGTGTTTGAGGGCAACTGGGATGCGGCCTGGCAGGCAGTAAGCAGTACAGTTTCAAGCATCTGGGATGTCATCACCAACAGCATCAAGACCGCCATCAACAACATCATCGGCTTTGTAAACGCAATGATAACGGCCATTGTAAGTGCTTTGAACGCTGTCATCGATGCGATGAACAGCATCTCCTTTGATGTGCCGGATGGTATTCCCGGTCTGGGCGGCAAGCACATCGGCTTCGATATTA